TTTTGCGTGAGCGGCCCGAATTCACAAAATTAACAGTTGCACGCGAGGTAATTGTGACCTCAAAAAGAACCAACTGTACGTGAAATACACAATTTCGGACATACGCTGTAGAAACTTGCGACCCAAAGTAAAATTCTAAACCTTCAGAAGATGCGAACATCTTACAGAAGGTATAGTGTATAAACCTTTGAGCTACAAGTAGCACAGTGTAAGATGCAAAGCATCTCGTCCAAGAAAAGAAAACGCGAAAAATTTCTTCACTCCTGCTCGGCCGCCGAGCAGTATCCTGACTTCCCCCCAAGGAAGTCTCTTACGGTGTTTATAGTCCACATGACTTTTATGATTGACCCAAGTTTTTTAAATATGTAAAATAATATACAGAATAATATGTAAAATAATATACAGAATAATGAATAACGCCAAATAATACCTACGCGGGTGTGGGATCGTTATAATAATAAAGTATAGGGGGGCCTACATACATGCCCAATTGAAAGTCTTCTCCAATTGAAATATATTTATCAATACGAAGTCTTTCAGGAAAATTAAGCACAGCCGTTGTGCTATCCGCCTCCAAACTTATCTGGTGACCCTGATGAATACCTTCATAATAATCCAGATCACGGGCGGGAACAAATCTTTGACCCAGAGTGTAGAATGGTGTTTCGTACTCAAGACAAGGATTATGTTCAGCGGGAGAAATGTGTGTACCCCCGAGAGATGGACGCATCGTCTTCAATAATTGTTTTCGTTGTTCGGGAAAAGTACCGGTCAAAAGAACAAATGACGGATAATTGTCAGTACCGTCTACGCCGTGGCGAGCGACATGGACTGACGAAGTATATGCATAATCTGTTCCCGCAACCAATACTTTGTGACGCAACGAACCACGACGGCCAACAAATGCTGGCGTCAACCAATTAAGAAGAGTCATATTGCAGAAAGAATACCGGGAATTACCGCCGGTACTATTAACTGCCAAGTCCTGCCCATTAGGATCCCAACCTCGATAAAAAGGAAAATCAGACAAGTTTTGCGTAAACATGCGATATCCAGAACCACTCTCATTAGGAAAAAATGAAGCATGATACTGGTACCTACGCAAAAGTTCTCTAAAAGAAACAATGCGTTCGCCCTGATAAACTAAAAACTGATTATCCTCCTTTATCATGGCATCCCCAGCTCCAAATGTAGGTATAGGATCTGAACAATCGGGTGCATTAGAAGAATCATTTGTGTGCGCTAATACATCACTGGGCGCAATTTCAGACTGATGCTGATAAACAGAAATAGGAACCAAACCCTTAGCTGTAGGAATCGCAACACCAAAATCTTCACCAGCACTAACCCATAATTGCACTTTAACATCAGCGGGTGTGATTCCAGGTGTGGCCAATTCATTCACAACGTACACAGAAAGAGTGCCATTATCGCCAATACCCCCTCCCGTAACCGGAATAGAATCACTAAATCCAAAAGTGGCAGAATAGAATTGGGGACCATAATTTTTTGCCCAAGCACGAACATCGGCCCATTTAACCTCATATTCAAAATCACGATCTTCGCTAATGTCTACAATTGTAGAATAGGTTTGATTGAATGGAATAGTACCAGCGGGATTCGTCTTAGGATTATAAACAATCCGCAAACGGCCACGGTGATACTCAGAACAAACCACATTAAACCTAAACTTAATAGACCCTTGCCATGCGTCAAAAGGAGCCGCAGCAAAAGCCAATGCTGTGTAATGCACTTCAGTAACTGGCGGAGCGTTTAAAGTTCTTACGCAAGCAGGAGAAACCAGCATTGACGCCAACAAAGTATCAGTAACTGCGGATTCTGGCCAATCAAACTGATGCCAAAATGAAGGTCGTTGTGCAATTGAATTGACAGTCAACTCATCATGTCCTCCCAAACCCATAACTCTAGTGTCAATCGAAAGCTCGTTTTTCGAATCCAGAGATAACTTAACAAGATTTTCCGCAGCATCAGAATTCGATAAATTTCCCATAAAACGCGGAACATAAGATCTAGTATCTTCCAACACTTGCGGGCGAGAATATCCCAAAATCCTGGCAATTTCACCAATTTTAGTTGCTACCAAAGACGTAGCTTTGGCATATGGAGCTAAAACTGGAATCATGGCTAAAGCATTAGATGCTTTTGCCACCGCAGAAGCAGGTTTACTAATAAGCCCATCTTTAACAAACTCATCGTTATTGCTAGTATTATTGATCTTTTTAGTTTGCTTCTTACCCGAATACGCAGATGCTTGTTCAATGTAAGGTAATGGAAATCCATATTCATCCAAAGGACGATCAGTATTTCCTGATTGAACTTGAGACGTAGTGGGAACAGATAAAGTCAAATTATCAGCCCAAACAAAAATTGAAACGGTAATAGGATCCGTTCCACCATTGGCGTGTCTTAAAATGTCAAAATCGTGAATTGTAACGCGTCCCATATCTGCTGCCCAATTAGCTTTAGTAATATCAAGATAATTTTCAGGCCATATAAAAGGCAAAACCAATTCACCACCTTGAGACGAACAAGGATCTAACAAAATATGTGGTTTTTGACTCGCTTGAACAAGATCCTGAACAAAAAAGGCCCGGTTTCTCGTGACATTATCTTTGACTAAATAAGGGTTATATGATAATAACGCTCTACCATAGTAAAAAGAATTGCCATTCACCAGAACTTTCATGTTTAAATTACAACGCAAATTACGAAATCGATTTATTTTCTCCTTAACATCACTATTGCCAAAAAAGTCTTGCCACGGGTTAAAAAACTCAAACAATTGTGCACCCGGTGTCCATTGGTATTCTCGTATTTTAAGAGGACGCGACAAAAAATCTCCTAATTGTGCGTCAGAAAATCCTGCTAACTGAGTAGTAGAATCGGCGCTATGCGCTACGTCATACTTCCAAGGAGTGTCACCATCCACAAAATGTACGTTCTGAGTAGTTGTTTGTTTTGAAGCTTTGGTTACTGTGTAACCAGCTCCAGAAGATGCCATTGCAGCATCCATTTGTTTATTTTCATTATTCATAGAAGTAAGCTAATTTATGTACATACGTATGAAAGCAACGCTTAATGCTTCCACCGCAGCTATATTTACAAGGCTGACGAAACCTCCAGTAAAAACCGGTACCCCACAGGTGGGATGTCTACAAGTACAAAGCTGTTCACAAACACGTAAAAATATGCAAAACATGAAATATGCAGTAATCCATATATACAGGGCTATTTTAAACTTATAACCACGGATAGCTCCGGGGTTGGGTGAGTTTTACGTCATCCCAGGACAAACCAAACGCGATTTACGCGATAACTTCACATTCGTTCCCAACAACTGAAACAAATGTACTCCCATCACTCACTTCCTCATCCCCGCACTCCAAATAACGGTGACGAAAATGGGCAAGGCGATCTTCGTAAGATTCATTTAGCATCTGACAAGCGTTACTCATATGATGTCTTAAAGCAACTTGCTTCATCTGATCTCGACGCTGCTCATAAATCTCTCGGCCGTATTGCCACCATTCTCGCAGCGCGCCATCGATATTAGAAATGGCCTGGTCTTCAAGAGAAACGACTTTCGATTCCAAAACAGTATGAAGAGACTTAAAAATAGAGGCTTCGTCCAAAGCCCCGTGTATCATACCGGTATCCACATTAAAAATATTACGACGCTTCAAAAAATCGGCCTCAGAATCATTCATATATTCAGTAGGAACGGATTCTTTATCTGGCATGGTAAAAACCATATCTCGCTCTTTTAAAAATTTAGCATAAGAAATATGGTTAAACCAATCATAGCCCGGTCGAACTGAACCTTTAACATCGTCGCCATATGTCATAATGGCACAATTATTACGAAATGGTTCAATTTTTGATCGACTAGGCCACAAATGAAAATAAGCGCACCGAAGCTGTAACGAATTCACAATACAATTTATATACACAGTAAGGTTCTGCCCTGAAGGATTAGAACCTGCGTGTATGATGATGTCTCCGTTATATGCTACACATGAATACGCAATTTCTGTCGCAATACCCTTCATAATCATCAAATCGTCACTCGAATAACGTCCGCACTTTTCCGCAATTTCTATCAAAACAGCAAATGCTGCATTAATTAACTGGGCAGGCATACGCAGATCATATTTGCTATAATCCCCAGCAAGAATACGATCTTTTCCAAACTTACACATAAAGCGAGCAAGCTGATCCCATTCTGGGCCTTGTGCATTGACGCCAACCGCGCACTCAGAATCAAGAGGAAAAAGAGACAACACACGAGCCAGCGGTAAAAAATACTTACGAACTAACATTTGTATGGCCCAATCAGACGCTTGAAAAACACGAACCTTATCCTTAGTTAACTTAGTGGGTTCATCTTTAACACATGCCTTAAAAATCGCATAACACCTTTCCCCATTAAGCAAAAGTCTCTCCATACGTTCCATTTCCTCGATGATTGCGGGGTCTGCCTTCGCAGGACACTGAAATCCAGGATAATCAACACAATCCAAAATCTCAATCATGTCTCTCTTTGGTCCAGTGAGCGGAAATCCCTTAGAAGTATCTTTGTTCATAGCATCAATAAACCTCTTACCATCCTTACCACAAAGTGTTTCCATTTCCGTCAAAGGAACTAACTCATCACGGACCCACTTGCTGAATGCGGGTTGGGTAAATTTATCAACCAAATGATCAACATAATCAATATAAGCTTTTTCCAGCAAAGAACCCTCAATTCCAGCACTGGGATTTGCAGAAAAAGCCAAAGACGCCTGCCACATCAAAGTGCGGTGAAATTTCGGTGGTCCATGCTCACGTGGAACGCCCGTAATTTCGGCGACAGTGTCAGATATTGGAAGAACTCGTACTTTACTCTCTACGTGTGAAACACGAGACCCTCCTTGTCCAACGAACT